ATCATCTCGGAAGTCTCAAAAAAAATTTCGCCCGCTCGCTCCGCTCGCTCTGTTTTGAATGTTGACCGCTCCGCTCCCTGTATTCCACTACGGGAACCCATGACAAACATTACCATGAGATAAACATTACCATACATGGGTCCAGTAAACATTACCGTGCTACATGGAGTTACCTGTCCTATACCTAACACCTTCCGCATGGGGAGGGGGGTCTTCGCGCGAGAGGTAGGGGGCTCCCCTTCCCACTGGAGGCTCTCCCGCCTACGGTTATGTTATACCTGTGGGGCCCACACACGGAGGCTCCAAAGTTGTCTGCCCAAGGGCATCCCCCTTTTTCGCGAGGGGGGGTCTGTTAGACCTGGGGGGAGGTAAAAAAACGCACAGCCATTTTTTGGGTTTAGATTGGTTATCTTAAAAAGTCACTACACTTGACAAGTTACAGTTCTCCAGCAGGGCCCCCGGATGCGCGCCGTCAGGCTAAACGTGGGGCGGGTCTAATGGTAATCTTAAAAGGTTACAACTTTACATTCTGTTGACACTCTGTAACCTTCTTGTAACCTTCGATAATATAGGTTTTTCCGGTTATATCTCTAAAAAGGTTACAAGTTACAGACTTTACTAGTTGCGCTATATAGAGAATCCTAACTAAAAAATTATTTTATATTTTTATTTATTTTTTTATTACTTCTTATTTCTATATATAGCTGTATGCTAAAATTTTTGTAACCTGTAACCTTTGCCTCCGAGTTCGCGTAATTAGTCAGGTTCTAACGAAATACCTTATAGGTTACAAACTAGGTTACAGAAGGTTACAAGCAGTAAATTCCACGTAAAGTCTCGAAACAGCTTTAAACAACCCCCCAAATTCTCCTGGTACCCCTTGGTATTTAATGTAACCAAACTTTAAAACATTACCTGCACTGGTACCCTTGACAGAGATTTTCGCTTGACCTACAAACAGTAGAGATACTCGAACTAGGAGAATACCAATGGATCCCAGAGAAGAAGACTTTTTCACAATTAAAGAAATCGCTAACAAATTGAAGGTCTGCACCAACACCGTACGCGCACTAATTAATTCAGCACGCCTACCAGCCCTCAAGTTCGGGCACCAATGGCGCGTAACATCCTCCGACCTCGCAGCATACCTAAACAACACTCGGCATCACCCGGGGGGGCATACAGCCCATACAGTCACACCCGTGAAACCTTTGACTGGACCTAAACACCACAATCAGGCTATCTTCGGCGACGATGCAGACCATGACGATCTGTTTGTTTAGGATAACTAAATGCACCTTTCTTCCAACCCCCAAGAGATTAGTGCGACCCTGCACGCCTTGTTCGATGTGGGACAAGTCGTGGAACTACGCGTTATCTCCCCGTCCAAGTACGGGAGCAAACCACGCGTCAAATCCGGGTACTTCAACAACCTAGATTTGCTCGCGTCTGCCGCAGCAGCCTCATCAGACAGCGGGGCGTTTGGCGTATACATCACGCCTAACAAAATTAACCCCGCACTCTTTTCCCGAAGCCCCAATAAACTCTCGCCGGGACTAACCTCCACAAGTGATAATGATGTCGTAGAACACACTTACCTACTCATCGATGTAGACCCCGTCCGACCCGCACACATCTCTGCCAGCCTAGAAGAAAAACGGTTGGCATTTAAAGTCGTTAGGACGATCCTTGAAAGCCTAGATGCCGAAGGATGGCCTAAACCCATAGTAGGTGACTCTGGTAACGGAGCACACCTCATCTACCGGGTAGAGCTACCACCACACCACACCATTATTCAAAGATTCTACGCCGCTCTAAGCCTATTCTTCGACACAGAAGGGGTAACTATCGACCAAAAGGTCTTTAACCCCGCGCGTATCTGGAAACTCTACGGCACAACAGCACGAAAGGGCGGGAACACCGAAGAACGACCCCACAGAAATGCCCGACTCCTTAGCGCGCCCGAATCACTTAAGAAAGTCGCTCGCGGAAAAATCGAAGCATTTGCAAAACGGGCCCCCCTCGAAGCATCAAGCGGGTTTAATTCGGAACGCGCACGTCGCTTAGACATGTGGTTCCATGCTCACTTCGGAGAACACGACAAACCCACCGAAATGAAGTGGGGAACAAAAGGCCGTAAGTTTGTCTTCGACGTATGCCCTTTTGATGAAACGCATAACGACACTTCGGCATACGTTGTTCAAACTAACGCCGGGGAAATCTACGCAGGATGTCAGCACCAGAATTGTATCGGGTCAGGGCGCAAAGGTTGGAAGGAGTTTCAAAAGAAATTCGGAAACTTTTCAGGCTCAAGTGGGGGTGGTGGAACAGGTTCTACTGGCGCATCCCAACGCCTTCCGTCTAGCGGGAACGCTCCGGGGCTCACAGACCTGGGTAACGCGAAACGTCTTATTCGAGGCTTTGGAGATAACCTCAAATTTATCCCAAGCTGGAAGAAGTGGATGTACTACACCGGGAAACGCTGGGAGACTGACGAGACCGGGCGCGTCATGCGTTTAGCTGAAGAAGCTGTGGCCACGATTTTTGCCGAAGCAACAGCCGAGTCAGATCGTGATCGCGCGGCGCAACTGTTCAAACACGCCGTTAAATCTGAATCCTCGAAGGGTCTCCACTCGATGGTTAACCTCGCCGCGTATGAAGACGGTGTAGCGGTTAAAGTCTCGGCACTAGATAAAGATCCTTGGAAGCTAAATGCTTTTAACGGAACGGTCGACTTAAAGACCGGGCAACTACTACCACACACAAGACAGCACCTACTGACTAAAATGTGTCCAGTAGAATATGACCCCAATGCTACATGCCCCACGTGGGATAACTTCTTACATGAGATTTTAGGTGGACGACTCGACCTTATTTCTTTTCTGTATCGGTACCTCGGCTATTCCCTTACTGGCTCGGTAAGTGAACAGAAACTCATTTTCCTTTACGGGAATGGGGCTAACGGTAAATCTACGTTCTTGGGAACAGTCCAGAAACTTCTCGGAGGGTACTCTAAACAAGGGGCCCCTGAATTGTTGCTCGCAGCAAAAAACAACCGACATCCCACAGAAGTCGCCGACCTGCTTGGGGCAAGGCTAGTGGTCTGCTCCGAAATCGACCGGGGCAGAGGATTCGCTGAAGCATCCATTAAGCAGATGACTGGTGGGGATTTAATTAAAGCTCGATACATGAAAAAAGACTTCTTCGAGTTTATGCCTACACATAAACTCTGGCTGGCAGCTAACCATAAGCCCATCATCAAGGGTAATGACGAAGGTATCTGGCGAAGGGTTCTCTTAGTGCCGTTCGAGGTTAGTATCCCCGAAGAAAAACAAGATAAACATCTCGATGTTAAACTTTTCGCGGAGTTACCTGGGGTCCTTAACCGACTCGTTGCGGGTTGTCTGGACTGGCAGCGCAACGGACTGAACGCCCCTTCAGAAGTGGTTGAAGCAACACGGGAATACCGTGAGCAGTTAGACCAGCTTAAGCCTTTCTTTGACGACATCTGTGTTCGGGAGAAGCCCGCAGAGATAAACCCTAAGATTTTATACAATGCGTTCCTTGACTGGTGTGAGGAGAATCACGAGGCTCCTATGAAGCCCCGCTACTTCGCCATGCTGATGCGGGAACGAGGGTTCCGTCAGGGGAAACCCACTAAGAAGGGGTCCAAGGTTACTTATCGTCCGTGGTTGGGTATTCGTTTGAGGGATGTCCAAGATTTACAACCTAAGAAGATTAAGGTCATTCCTTTTGCCGAAAAAAATACCCGCACTTAGTGACGATGTGGAGCGGTTTAAGTACCGCACTCGCACAAACACTGTACCTAACACCGAAAAGCCTTTCAATCATCCGGTTACTTGGATGGCGGTGCGGTGTCAGAGCGGGGTTGAGCAGCTTACGCTTTTCAAGCGTTGCGACCAGGAGATGTTGGAGTTCGCCCAACGTTGGCGAGGTCGCCCTTTTACGTGGGCACGCAAGTTGCGCTCAACTCCTGAACGACGGGATTTGATTTACGACTGGATGAAAGAAACCCCACTAATGTTGGACTGGTTTTTATCCCCAACTGCATACCATGCGCCTCGTGCTTACCCCAAATTTCTTCGGGAAGCCTTCGGTAAAGTGCCTCCGCCCCGTCCGTACGAACTGGCGTGTATGAAGTGGGGTAGGATCGAACGTAAAAAGTTCTTATCTAAGGGGATGTTCTATCTACGCGCCTACTGTTTTGGTTTTTCGCTCCATCAAATAGCTAAAATAACGGGTGAGCCCGTTGGTTTTATTCAGGATGAAATGTTTGAGGATTTGAAGTCTCTGTGTGAGGAACCAACGTTCGCTTTGTGGTGTTTAAACATCGACTGGCAAAAAGTTCGCTGGCCTATTAACGTGGACATCGGTATGCTTAAAAAGCTCCAGCTTCAAAGCCAGTTAGAGCGGGGGCCCCAATTTATAAGGCCGAGTGAAGTTCGGGTACTGTTGTCTTCGAGTAACTTTTGGCGATTTGTTCGTGAGGGAAAACTTGCAAGTAGAGACGGGTTACGATTACATCTTAATCGCCATTGGTTGGGCACCTACGCTCACAGGAGAACATCATGTCGTCCAGTAAAATTTCGAGGAAGGCAAGCACATCCCGTCAAGGATCCGGGGAAGGTCCCGAGTACCGAAGCTGGTTAGCTTTAGTTCCGCCGGAACAGCGTGAAGCGATTGCTTCCTTAGTCAAAAAACACCAGATTAAAGATTATGACGACTTAGTCGGTTTTAGTCAGATTATCCTGGCCGAGATGATCGAGGGGAACATAACCCCAGCTATCGCACGTGAGGCTCGATTGTGGACCGAGATGATGTTTACGGTTTTGGCGACTAAGAACAGCGCGATGGGCACCCCTGAAGCGGCTTACTCTGATGTCATTACGGCATTAGTTCAAGTTCGTCGCGAGGCCCCTAAATTAGAGGCGGCATATACGTTGGCTGACGACGTGATTGATGTCGAACCCGAAAAAGTGGCTGTAAATAATGAATAGTGGTGCAGCCGACGCATTAGCAGCGTTAGCTGACCCCGCGCTTAGTTTGCGCGCTTACGGCAAGGTGCATGACCAGTCGACTGGGCGGGAAATACCTTACGATCCCTTTAAGATTACAGAGAAGTTACAGGCGACTGTCGTTTCGTACTTTTCTAACCCACCTAAAACCAAGTTCGGGCAGACTAAGTGGCTCACCCTCCTGGGTTATCGGCAAGCAGGTAAGTCATTAGTTGCAGAGTTATGTGCCTACGCAAAAACTGCCTATACTCCAGGGTGGGACCACGTTTGCATAGCGGATAATAAGCAACGTGCCGAGTACTTACACAGTCGTGTCCACTTTTGCCATGCAAGGTGGCCTGATGCGCTTCGCTCACCCACCGTGCCCAACCGAGAAAGCCGTCAGATGACCTTCGATGGGGGCGCGGGCGGTAAAATGCGCGTACTTTCAGGTGAATCTGGGGCTGTTGGTATCGGGCAGTCACCTGACAGTTTCCACGGGTCAGAATTACCTTACTGGGCTAACGCTGGTGAGCAATATACCTTGATTTACCCCTCGATGATTAACCGCGACCACGCGTTAATGGTTCAAGAGTCTACTCCAGCACCAATGGACGCTCCATCGGCGGAATGGTGGCACGATCAATGCCGTGACGCAAAACGAAACTTGGGTCGAAGTCTTTATGCGTTCTTCCCCTTTTGGGATGGTAAGTTAAATTGCCGTCCGTGGCCCACGGGTGCCACATTAGACATCGACGAGATAAGGTTGCTCGATAAATATGGCCCACGAGGTCTGACTAAGGAAAACCTAGCCTTTCGGCGGTTAATGCTTGAGCTTGACCCGAAAATCCGCAGAAATCCAGACCTGTTTAATGTTTATTACCCTTTTGACGACGTAACTTGCTGGCTTGCCTCTAGTAGTTCAGTTATTCATCATTCGCTACTCAAACGACACCAGCAAGGCAACTTGGTCGCTTGGTCGGGCCCATATCTTGAATATGAACAGCCGGAACCTGAAGCGTTATACGTGATGGGGGTGGACCCGGCGGGATATGCGGCCCGCGACCACGCGGCTTTCCAGGTACTGAAACTTTACGATGGGGAATGGACTCAAGTGGCGTGTTTTGCCGACCATACGGAACCGATCCCGTTTTCTAAGAAGATTTTAGAAGTCGCTCGCAGATATAACAACGCAATCGTTGCAGTAGAGTCAAACGGGGTCGGTGCGGCTGTAATCGCCTTACTCCAGGAGTTAGACTGTAAGAATCTTTACTACGAAAAGCCCTACAGACCGGGGATTACGGCTACATCCAAGTCAGTTGACCAGATGTTGTCTTGGTTACAGGAGGCTCTTAAGGAAGAACTTATTCTAAACGATGCTGACACCGTGGACCAGTTAACCGGTTACAAGCACGACAAGCGAGTTGAGCAAAACGCCTCTAGTGAGATTTTATATGGAAAAGGCGCAGGTAAGCGGCGACGAAATCGCCACCACTGGGATAAAATTTCAGCTTTACAAATGGCTGTGACCGCCGCACGCAGGGCCCCCTCTCGTCGAAGGGCCACGGAAGGGTCAACCAATCCCGACAATATAGTGCTATTCCGTGATATGACTTGGAACCAAGTTCAAGAGTACCGTAAGCAGTCCTCACAGGATAAGGCTACGACGAAACGTAAACGTGCCCGCTATAGGAGAAAACGCTAATGGCCGACAAGATGAAAGAACAGCGCATGGAGATAGCGCGTAAGGCCTTAGCCGAAGGAGGGGGCCGGTCTATTTATCCTCGTTCAAACCCGTATGATATAAACGAGGGTTTCATTGATACTGTTTCTAACGTAAGGAACACCACTAAAGCTGATATGGATCAATACGACAGGACCATACAAGAGGCAACTCTTAGGCGAGCGGCAGACCCCCTTGAGATGATGCGGACATATAAAGGGGCTCCGACACATCAGCAAATGTCTGACAATGCTGACTGGCGGAGGAGAACTCTTGATTCTTTAAGAGAGGGGAACCCTGATGGGCAGTTCGACCGACCTCTTCTGGAAGAACTTGAAGCAAGATACAAGTACAACCCGGAAATGTTTAGGGAACTGACAGACGAGGAATACGAGCAATATGTACGACAAGGAGACTTTCCAAATGAATTAGGCCGCCGCTCGTATGAAGATACCCGTCAAAAACGCCCCGAATACCTCCAACAAGCTGCCGACCTCCGGTACGCGGGAGCAGGCCACCTGACGCCAGAGACAGAGGAGTTTATGGAGGACGAAGACCTGGACTTATCTAGGTTAATCGATAGAGGCTCACATGGTGATGTTCGCCCGGAAATGGCTGAACTCGCGAAGGAAGAAGCAGATTTTAGTCGCGAAAGCCGGGAAGCTAAGAACAAACTGTCGGAAATGATTACAAATAAACTTTTAGGGAGATAACAATGCCTAACCCCGCAGAAATCCGCAAGAAAGCCGCTGAAAAAGCATTGGCTGATTACAAGAAGAAGTCCGCATCTAAGAAACAGAGGATGTCTGAGGGTCTTATGCCTAAAAAAATGGAAGCTACGGCTCCGAAGAAAGAGAAGTCTGAAGATGACGATGACGACGAGGAGTCCAAACCAAAACCAGGGTCTGGCGAGCGTTTTAAAAAACTAAGTGGCGAACTTAAGGCAAAGGGGGCTAAAGACCCGAAAGCCTTAGCTGCTTATATCGGGCGTAAAAAATACGGACCGGTACGAATGAAAAAGATGGCCGCAGCAGGCAAGAAGAAGGGTTAATCATGGCAGAGTCGGACACTAAGCCTAAACGAATACCTTATCCCGAATTAGACCGGAAGGGTAAAATAGACCGTTTAACTGACATTCAGATTAAGCACCTACAAGGTAAACGGCCTAAGTCTTATTCTCACGATGAAATTCTTGAGCGTACGCGCCCCCGTACAATGGAAGACTTCGGCGAAAAGGAAGCTGCTCGCGAAGAACGTCGAGGTGAGAGAAAGGCTTCAAGAGCAGCAAAAGCGGTAGACCGCAAAGCAGCGGGCAAACAACCGATTGGGCAGCTTATCAAGCACAAAATCTTACCAAAACTTCGAGGAACATTGGAGAGAATGGGTGGAAAAGGTGGGTCCGAGGGATTTACCCCCATTATGACCCAAATGCCACAGCAAAATGCTTCTACGGGACTCACTGACGCATTTAAGAAAAAACAGTAATAGAGGAATTTATGGCTTTAACCCCCAAGCAAATTAACGGTATTATCCAGACACAACGGGCCAAATCTCGCAGGGAGCGCGGTGCCTGGGATAAATTTCGCAGTTGGTACCTGTCTGAATACTGGAGGTCTTCGGTAGACCTCCCCTCAGGTGCGGGGCAAACCTTAGCTGAAGACGAAGTCAACTTTGAGACGAACTATCCTTACGCGTACATCGACACGATGATTGCGAACATCTGCCCAACTAACCCCCAAGTGTCCGTTTTAGCTCGTAGAGAAAAACTACGTGAAGTAGCCCAATTCCGGGAGGCTTTGATTAACGACACTCTTAAGCGGAACAAAACTCACACGCTTCTGTGGAAACTTGCGACAAACGCTGCGATTTGTGGTCGGGGCTTTTTAAAAGCCGTCTGGAATTTTAATCAGGAAACCGTGGACTTTTTTGTTACCGACCCCCGGTTTGTCTTATATGACCAATCAGCCTCTCGATGGGAAGACATTCGCTACTTGATCGAAGTAACAGTTCTGACTCGTGCTGAATTTGAGCGCAGAACCAAGCGGAAGGGCCGCAAAGGAGCGACATACAACGCGAAGGTGGCGAAAAAAGCTAGGTTCGGGGGCTATCCATCGTGGTTGGCTGACCACGTACGTAACCAGCAGATGATTAACAACGCTTCAAAAGAAGTCTATGACTGGGTAACCGTCTACGAAGTTTATGACTTTGAGGGTGACGGTAAGTATTACCACATGTTGGACGATGTCGAAGAACCCCTCTTTATGGGCGAGCTTCCTTATCGCCACATACGGAACCCTTTTACACAGTTAATCTTTAACGACAATATGGTCGACTTGGGTGGTGTAAGCGACGTAAAACTTATTTCGTCTATTCAGGAACGTTTAAACGAAATCGACACCCTAGAGTTGTGGCACGCGCACTCGTCTACTCCCGTACTTTTGGTGAACACGGGCCTTGTTGACAACCCGGAAATCATTACGACAGCCTTACGCGATGCGAATGAACCTGGGTCGATGGTTGCTGTGATGGGTAAAGCTAACGCCCCCCTTCGGGATTTAATTGGGCAAACCCCTACCCCACAGTTTCAGCCCTCGTTTTCTCAAATGCGAGAACGCTGTACACAAACGATTGAGTTTATTTTAGGTATCCCCCAGTACAGCCGGGGAGTTGTTGGAGTTGCTGATGTTGCTACCGAAGTTGCGCTGGCAGATACGTCTACTCGTACACGTAACGGTCGACGCATTAAAGCTATGGAAGACGTTATTAAAAGCCTGGGTAATGCTACTGTGGGGCTATACGAGGAGTTTCTAAACGAGGATACTATCTTACCGATTCGTTTGACAGATAGTCGAGAAGTACTGGAAGTGACTCGCGAAAGTTTAGGCGCGCGTGATTCTCGGAAACCTTATGAACATCCGATGGATTACGACTATGACGCGGTACCCTACAGCCCGACAGAGAATCATAAGCTGATTCAACTTCAAAAAATTCAGCAGTACATGGGCTTGTTGGTAGAATCGCCCCAAGTAGACCGCGAAAAACTCGTGGTTAAACTTTTAGAGTTGTTAGGTCTTACTGACATCCTTCGTAAAGACCAACCTCCCGCACCTCAAATGCCTCCAGGAATGGCCCCCCCAGGTATGATGCCTCCAGGAGCCCCTGACCCATCGATGGCGGGTGGTGATATGCCTCCGGGAGTACAAGAGCCCGCCCCGGTTCCAATGCCCGCAGGGGGCCCTGGGTCGCCCGCAGCGACGGGTCAGCCGGGAGTTGCCGCAGGATTTGAGGGAGCCGCTCAAGGCTTTACCGGAGCACCTTTTTAGGAGTTTAGATGGACAAGCCTAAATACATTAGGGACTTAAACA